AAGAGGGATGCTATAATCCCTCTTTAATCCTTTCAATAATGTCTGCCTTAAGCATTCGGTCATTTAGCCCTTCTATGCCCAAATCATTAGCTAAAGCTAATAATTCTTTCTTTGTCATACTTTCCAAATCTATAGAAGGGGCAGACATGCTAAATGCCTGCATTATTCCCCCGCTTTTTTAGTTATAGTAACTAAACTATTCTTATCTACCACTTTACCGTCCACTAACATTAAGGCCTTGGTTACTTGGTCATCAGTTTCGTTATCTTCGTATCTCTTAATTGTGATGTTGTAGTTAGTGTTGAGTGCATAATCTTTGAAGTTGAATAAGAAGGCTACAACTGTATCTTCTTCTATAGTAGCTCCAAGGCTAGTCATATAATCATTCAATACCACAGTTCTTCCTAATAAAGTTCTTTCAGGTCTGCCGTTAATACCATAATTTACACGTGCAATAGGTTGCCCGTTTGCATCAACCATGCCAACAAACTTCATAAATGTTTTCTTGGTCATACACCATACAGCTTCGGATTCGTAAGCTAATGGTAATGCAGCTTCTGCATTAATTAATGTTTCATAATCAACATCTTCATCTGTTGCAATTTCTATATTTTGACCTTCTGGAGCAGTTTCTGCCAAGATACCTTTAGGTTGCCCTACACCGCTACCGCTTATAATTGCTTGTTCTAATGCTTTAGTCATAGCTTCAGCTATATTATTAATCAAGGTGTTTTCAAAAACTCCAAGTGTAACAACGCTAGTTTCAAAGGATACAGATACCGCGCATCTTAGCTTGTAGTAGTTAAATACAACTTGACCGGTAGGTTTCTTTTGTTTCTCGCTGCCTTCACCTTCTGCTACCCAGGTAGCAACGGGTTTAACACTAGAAGTAGGAATGGCCAAGCCACCTTGATAAGATGTCCTTGTTACAAGTGGTAAAATCATTCCTGTTGATTCTAGTTTTTCAACTATTTTTTCTAAGACTGTAGTAGGAATCACAGAACCAACATCAGTGGTCTTAGTGTTTTGGTCAACATTTATGAACTTTTCAGGAATAGGGCTTCCCTTTATGACATGATTCATGAATGCTTTTCTGTACTCTATTGAATTATACATATCTTCATTGTTTGTGATAATGTTATTGTCTAAAGTATCTATCACTACCCCATCAACTCCTCTCGTACCTGCCAAATTAGTAATGTTAATTCCTTTTGGTTCATTAAGTGCATTTAGATTAGCTTGTGCTTTTGCAATTTCTTTCCATTGGTTATCTAATTGCTTTACTTCTTCCATTTTTGCATTAGCTTCTTCTACTTACCTTCATTAATAAGGTTTTCTGCCTCATTAATTAAGTTTTGTCTTTTTTCAAGATATTCCTTTTTATCCATTATTCATCTCTCCTTTTAATTTTAATAAATTTAATTTTGCTTTACTTTGTTGCATTAAAGAATCCGAACATTGACATGAACAATGATTCGGATTTTTTAATGTATTTCTTATTTTGTTAATTACTTCTGGTGGTAACATTATGCCGCCAAAACTAGCCGCCAACTTAGGGGTATTATCCATAAACATTATTTCATCAATTAGCTTGTACTCTAATGCCTTTTCAGGTGTTAGCCAAGTTTCTTCATCCATCATAGAAAGCAATTCTTCTTTTGTCATTCCTCTTTTTATCATGTAAGCATTGGCGATTGTACTGTTATAATCTTTTAAAACTTTAGATTCATGTTCAAAATCTCTATAATCTCCACATGCACAAGACGAAACATTGTGAATCATCATTTCCGCAGTTGGAGACATCATCACCTTTTTCCCTGCCATTGCGATTATACTTGCGGCACTTGCAGCCACCCCCACTATTTTTACAACCACATTGCCGCTGTAATCTTTTAGTAGCGTGTAGATTTCAGAACCGGAAAATACATCACCGCCAGGAGAATTGATTATAACTTCCAAATCCTCACCGTTGGCTTTTTGGATTTGCTGGCTTATGTCTTTGGGACTTATGGCTTCCATGCCGAACCATTCATAAATCCATTTGTCGTCATTGGATACGATAACTCCTTTTATGTCAATCTTCATTGTTTCCACCTCCCTCCGTTACCGGCGCGGTATCCAGCCTTCTTATTGGTTTATCTCCGCCCTCAATCGGCCCCATGTTCATAACCCAACGCCATTCATTGGGTGTCATGGCTCCACGGTCAACCATCTGCAGAAGGTTTAACTTTGTTTGCATAGATGCATATTGCGAACTTGAAGCTTCAAAGATGATTTTATTGCCGAACCCTCGTTCTTTTCGGGTGAAAAGCTTTCTGGTATATTCTCCGCTCATTTGCATAGCAAGACTTTCAATTTCTGCTTCGTAATAAGATGTCCATTCATCTTCATTCCACTTGCTTTGTACTATCTTTTCATTGGTATTAAAAAAGCTATATATCCTTTGCAGCGTCCTGTCCATCTGCGCCGCATTGGGTACATAGCTTTCAGGCTTAACTTGCTGTATATCGCATTTTGCATCCACACCAGCTGCACCGCCTGTATTTGCATCAATTGAAAGATAATTCTGGACAAAATCGTCAACGTTCTTTTTGATATCCTCAGGCTTCAGCATGTTTGGGAATTTTAAAAGCCACTTTATAACATTACTGTTTTTAATGGCTTTCACAATTCCCTGGTCTGTTGTATTGACTACCTCCATTAAAGATGTTATTGCCTTTGCCGGACTGTCTCCAAAAATGTCGTTCTCATTGAAATCCTGCCGCAAATGAATTATATCCCTGTAAGGAAAAGTAAGGATTTTCCCATTTTGAAGCGTAAACTTTAAAAACAGTTCGCCGCTCTTATCGTATATTGCTTCCACTCCCAAACAAGGTATTGGATACAACTGGTATGGGTAACCAAATTCATCCCGAACAATCAAAGCAAACGCATTGTTGTTTAAACTAAGTTGTGTCGCAAGCTTCTCCTGCATCATCTGGCCCGTCATGTAAGGGTTCGGTTCTTCAAGTAAAAATCTCATATATGGTTCAGGATTAACCTTTATTCCATCAGGCCCTTCCCTGATATGTTTTGCCACAAGCTTCCCGATTGCTTTAGCTTTTGGCCTTATGCATGAGCGGATTATATCTGATTGATATAGATTCCCATTCCATGTATAGAATCCATTCCCACGCTCTGTTATAAGTTCAAACTTATATCCAGCATAAGGATATGTTTGATTTTTAAATAGCCTCTGAAATAAGCCCACATTCTCACCGCCTTTATATTAATGCCTGATAATCTGCCATTTTCTCTGCCAGCCCGACATAAGCATCCAGCAATGACACCATGCCATCAATTCGCTTCCTGGTACTTGTGCCCTTGATTGGTCTTACCATATCGTTATCATCATGTTTGACTGTCACATTGGTTAAACACCATTTCAGGATGGGATTGTTGTTATAATTGATATTCTTTGCCCTGAGGTCAGCTTCCATATTTCGCATTGGCTGATTAAAAGTAATAGCTCCCTGAGCACATTTAACCATTTCAAAGCCATAATTTTTCATGTCCTCTACCCAATAACCCGCAAGCGCGCGGTCGTAATAAATCCATAACGGGCGTATGCCATATTCTTGATACATCTTGACAAACCATGCGGTAACATCAGAGTAATTTACCCTGAATCCTTCGCATGCTGTAAGCAATCCTCTGTCTCTCCATTTGTCATATGGGATTTTATCCTCAGCCACGCGCTGCTCAAGCAATTCACCTGGCAGGAAGTATTGCTGTAATACATACTTCTTATCACTTCCAGCCTTCATAATTAGCAGCGTTGCACAGGTGAGGTCCGTCGTGGATGATAAGTCGCAGCCACCTATGGCATAGCAATTTCTGACTTCTTCAATATCAAATGTCTCAGTATTGTTTATAACTTCATATGGCAACCAATCACCGGCACCATTATCTACAACATCAAAGTCCTTTGTTAAAAGGTTCGATACCAAAGACGGTACGCGCTTTGCCTTTTCAACCTTTTCTGCAAGTTTCTGTCGGTCTTTAATTGTACCTAAACCTGGATTTGCCTTTTCCCAACATTCCGGTTTAGTCCATTCATCCCTACTGTCGAGTTCATAAATAATCGGCAGCAGCCTTTCATCCTCAAACCCTTCAAGTCCGTCTATTACCTTGCTTGCGTAATCATATTTTTCATCATATACAAGCTCGCGGACTGTTCCGGCTGTCGTTGTTTCAAACAACATCGGCTGCTCTCTGGCTGTCATTCCGTCATAGATAACATCATAGAGGTTTTTGTCCTTCCAGGCGTGGATTTCATCCATGCATGCACCATGGACGTTCAGTCCGTCGAGGGTGTCACTATCGGAGCCGACCGGTTTAAAAAATGAATCCTCGTACTTGCCGAGACCGACAATCTCTTTAACAAGGCATTTAATCCTCTTATTGAGCGCTGGTGATTTTTTTACCATTCGCTTTGCTTCTTTCCAGATTATCTTTGCCTGGTCCTCTTTTGTTGCTACTGCGTAAATTTCTGCACCCGGTTCTCCGTCTGCAATCATCAGGTATAAACCAACAGCAGCAGACAATGTTGACTTGCCATTTTTTCTTGCGACAATTAAAAGGACCTCGGTATATTTCCGAAGTCCTGTGTTTTTATTAATAAACCCAAAAGCGGCGGCGATTAGAGCTTTCTGCCACAGTTCCAATATAACCGGCTTGCCACCCCATTTACCTTTTGAATGCTTGCAGTATTTTTCTATAAAGTCTATAGCATGCCAAGCTCTGTCATTGTCATATATCCATGGGTCACGTGGGTTCAGAACGTCATTAACAAGCTTCTTATACTGCTTATAAACCTTTTGAGATACAGCAATTTTACCTTGTTCAATCTGTTCCCAATATTGCAGTATTGGGTTTGGTCTCATTCCCTGGGGCTTACCGGGCAAGCTATTTTCTTTGCACGAAATTGTCGAAGCCGTCATCTTCCTCACCGGCCTTTCCGGCCTTTGGCTTTGGCAGCATATCCGTAAGTTGTTTTATTATAGTTTGATAGTTTTTGTTCATCTGGTTATACAGCCGGGCAACCGGACGCTCCCTTTCGTAAGGCTCTGTCTTTTCGGACTGTGTAAAAAGTTCTACATAGCCATTTTCGTCAAGGTCCTTTTCGTAATCTTCCAGGGTAACCCTCATATATGCAGCCCTACGGATCAATCCATCAGCAACGCCCATCAGTTCTTCCGGTATGTTTTCGTAATTTTTTCTAAGTCTTTTTTCTTCCCGAGATATCCTTTTATCTTTTGACAATTCTTTCCTTTTTGCCATAATTTCACCTGCCTTTTTGGGTAGGGGGTCATGCACGAGGCCTGCGTGTTCTTTGGAGGGGCGCCCTTCGGTCGTTAGGAAGGTGCCTTAAAATTTTTTATGGGGGGCGTATCTACTTCAAACAATCCAGCCGCACCATCAATAGCATGAACTTCCCAATCGCATTCTAAATGGCCGTCTCATCTTTACTCTCGTATGCTTTAATAACTTCATTGCATGCATCTCGAAGTTTAATAAATATTTCAATACCATCCATTGCCGCTATCTCCTTTAATAATCAAATCCCCGTTCTCATCAAACGTCAATCCATCAGCAGTTGCATCTGTCCCATGATGCTCGTTGTTATGACATGATGAACAAAGAAGTTCCAAGTTTTCAAATGATAAAGTAATGTTCGGGTCATTGATATTCTGCGGTGTAAGATATATCCGATGGTGCACAATAAGTCCAGGTCTGCCGCATCTCTCACATAACCCATGTCTAAATACAAAATAAGCCTCCCGGCAATCCTGCCATGCTTTAGATTTGTAAAATGGTTTCGCCCACTCTTTCACATCCACCGCCTCCCGCCCCTGGCAATACGTGTGATGTACTAAGCCCACATTGACCCTTAATAAAATTTAATCCGAGCGCCACCGAGGAGGTTTCATGGGACCAGCCGGTGGACGCCCGAGCAGTGAGCTACAAAAAAGAGCCCTTTCGCAGAGCTCTTTGTAAAGGTGGTGCGGTACCTCGGCACCGGTTAGCTAGACCGTTTTATGCATACTTCTGCTATTATAATTCTATTATAACATATAAACTGACAGAAAACTGACAAAAAACTGACACGAAACTGACAGAAAAGTGACAGACTATTTAGAATTACTATACCTGATTACCAAACCCTTTGTACCCATTGGACTAGTATAGAACATATCTATTCTTCTCCCCTGTGCTATGGCAAATCTTTTTT